TGCATTTACTTTAAATGTTACTGAACTTCCACCACCAGTTCCACCAGATCCTGCAGCAGATGTAAAAACTACGGTATAAGAGTTAGCATCTATTACTGAGGCTATTGGCATATCTACTCCGTTAGGAGTAATCCCATGAAATGTGTCAGACCCTGAGTATTGTATTCTATCTCCTACTGCTAAACCATGACTAGTATGTGTAACAGTTATAGTAGCACTTCCGTTAGTAACTACAAAAGGATTAGCACCTAACGAACCATTATGATCTTTTAAGTTTCTTCTAGCTGCGTAAGGTATACCATTTAGTATCCAAAGACCTATTACTGGTCCTACGCCTGATACAGTACCGTAAGTTGAATCATAATCAGCATAACCACTAATACGTCTATAACCACCAAATTGTGATACTTCCATATTTAACATACGTAAAGCTGAACCAGGATTAGTACTAGCTAGTGATAAAGCATCCTCATTGGTAAATAAACCGCCTTTGGCTAGGACAGTTACATCCTTTAAAGCGTCTACCATTAACCATTACCATGTGGTACATTTATTAATCGGCTTACGCGAGTATCTCTAACATCAGTAAATCTGTTAATTAATAGAGTTCTCATACGATCAACGCCATCATCAAATCTTGCTTTGATTAACTGTGCCTGTTGAGCATTGTCTCTAAACATAAAACAATGATACAATGCACCATCTATAACTACGTGCTTGTATGCATCAGGAATAGACATATTATCTGTAGCATTTACAAGATCCGTAGCATAGGCAAAGTAACTATAACTTACACTATAAGCAGCATCAGGTCTAGGAGTAAATCCAACTTTATTATCTAATGTACGATAAATATATATTGGTTGATCATAATCACCTGTACTAGCTTCTGAATCTCTTTCAAAAAATCTTTTTATAAAAGTATCATAATCTATTAATTTAAGATTACGTGCTGAGTAATTATTATCTGCATCATAGTTAATTCTAAAAGAATCCCAATCAGCTATTTTAAAGTCTGACTCTAATGCATACTCTTGTGTACCTACTACCAGTGTCAAAGAACCAGCAGTAAAGTTAAAAGGGAATTCAAATTCCCTCTGAGATATTTCCTGTATTGAAGAATTTATTGCATCTTTAACTTGTGCGCGAAAGCCTGTAGCAGTAGGAAAATCAACTGCTGTTAATTCAACTTCATTCAAACGTCTAAGTGTATCATTAACTAATGTTAAAAATGTTGTAGCCATATCCCACCTAAATTAAAGAAGGGGGTAGCCCCAATACAGAACTACCCCACAAAACTTTATTATGCCAAAGCATCTCTTGCAGCAGCAGTTGGTTTTTGACCATTTGCGTTGCAGTTAATACAAGTAGCATATACTCGTAGTACACCAACAGCAGCAGCAGCCCCTGCCAACTTAACGTCAATAGTATCAGTAGTACCGATAAATTGAGTGTAAGTTGAAGCACCTGAACCGACAACTGTATTGGTTTGTCCGTTAGTTCCAGCAGCACAATAGCCAGTGGAAGTAACATCAGCACCATCAACAATGTCATCACCAGCAGCAAAGTCAATGTCAGCAGTTACACTTGAAGTAAAAGCTGTCATAACTTCAGCACCAGCATTAAGTACCAATGTACCAGCAGGTATTTCTAGTAACTGAAAGATATCTCCGTCAGCTATTGTATTACCAGCAGTAATTAATGCAGCTACATCAAGGTATGCCTCGACATTGTACATTACATTGTTACCGTAATGACCTGGCATTACAGCAGAAATATCTGCACCAACACCAGAAGTAGATGAAGCGGTAAGGTCAAAAGTAGCCATTGTCTATTCTCCCTTAACCAGCAATATTATAGTGAGCGCGAACTAGTGCTTCAGGACGAAGAACCTTGCGACCATATAAATGTAACCCACGAACGATGTCAGCAAAGCTGTCATTGTCACGATAAGTTTCGACCTTCTCTACTTGAGAAGCCGTAGCAACAGCAGAATCATGTCCAGCAACAATTGCACCATAATGTGCGCTTGAACCATTAGTATCAATGGTAGCTGGACCTGTTCCTATTGAAGGTAGGTTGTTAGACATATAAACTCTAAAACCACGGATCATGCCAGAAATGATACGACCATTACGAAGAATGTCTGGATCACTTGAAGCAAAATCACTATTTAATAGCTTAGAGTTTTCGTCATTAAGCTGTTCAGCGAATACTGGATCAACAACAACCCAACGTCCATCACGGTCAACATTTTGCTGATCGAGTAAACGAGCCATACGGTTTAGAACTTCCAAAGGAGTTGCTTCACCAGTAGATCCGTCAGGATGTAGGGCTATTGAGTCGGTAGCAGCACCACCAGAAACAAAGCTGTCTCGAGCAATTAACATAGAAGCTAGTAAACCATTAGCAGCTGCCCCTGCAATAGGATCAGTACCTGATTTATCAGCAGCTACTCTAGCGGTTCCAGCAACAGTACTAATTGTAGCCTGTTTGAAACCTGTCAAGTAACCTAGAACTTCTTGGTCAAATTGATCTTTTAGACGATAGCCAGCGCGGTCACTAGCCATTGACTCAAAGTTTACATGAGAATGAGCTTCCTCAATGTCATCGATTTTAAAAGCAAAGTAGTTAGCTTTATCGACAACAAGAGTAAAGTCATCATCTTGTAGGTCTTGTGGAGTTACTTGCGTACCCCTTGCATATTCAGAAATTGTGATTTCTGGTTCTTTGATAATACGCACTGTATCACCAAAATTAGATATCTCACCAAAGTAATCACTGTTGGTTATATCTTCACAAACACTAGTTTTACGGAAAGCTGATTGTACCTTCTTACTGTAAATTACAGGAGAGAAGTTACCATTAGGTAGATTTCCATAACCAGTTGCAGTCTTAAAAGCCATTGGTTATCTCCTTTCGGCTATATCGAAACGAGCCAACTTTGACAGTTTCAAGGCTACATCTTTAGGGTGAGGATAATCCTGGCCTAACGATTGTAGGTAGTTGATATGTTTAGAGTTAGCATAAACAGGAGGTTGTCTATAAAAGAGGCTCCTAAAAGGAACTAGCCAATGTTTCTAGTCATCAGCTAGTTTTATAATTGTATATAGTATATCACATTTAAATTAATTTGTCAAGTACTTTATCTTGCTCCACCAGTTAAATCGTATACAAATGTACCTTCTTTAACAGCAGTTTGGATATCTTCTTCATATCTATCCCAATCTTTAGCAGATAAACCTTTAACTCTAGATTCTGACCACACATTTCTATTGCTTGCTGTAGGTTCATCTGAGCGTTTAGTATTTGATACAGATTTGGCTGCATCTTTTGTATCTTTCTTAGTAACCTTTTTAGTTTCTAATTTATACAAATCAATTGCTTTTGCAGCTGCTAAATGGTCTGTGTCATTTTCATACAGAGCAGATTGTATCCACTTAGGTTGTTCTGTTACCCATTGATGAAACTCCTCACTCATCCTTAAATCTATATAATCAGGATGTAGTTTAGATAATTCATTTTCTGCCTTTTCTACTTGAACTTTTGTTTGCATTTCATCTACGTATTTAAGTTTTTCTTCTACATCTTTACGAGCTTCTAATGCTTTCTTGGTTGCAATAGTTTCTACTATTTTAGCAACATCTGGGTATTTTTCAGACCATTCTTCTAGTTCTTCATCAGTCTTAGGCAACTTTACTTGTTTACGTGTAAGACTTTCTACTTGCTGTTGAAGCTTACGTAACTCTCCAGTATGCTGCTCTTGTATCTGCTGAGTGTGTCTCCTGAGATCTCCATACCTTTTCTTAAATGTTTTTTCTTCAGGATTTAAATCTTCTTCTTGTTCTTCTGTTACTTCTGGCTCTTGTTGATTGCGTTGAGCCTCTAGTTCTTCTATTTCTTTATCTACTTCTTCTATAGATTCTCTTTTATATCGTTTATTTATTGGGGCAGTTTTAACTTCTTGTTGTACCATTTCCATTTTTATTTACTTTCTTTTCGGGGCTACTAGTAGCTTCTCACCATAAGAAGGGTAGTAGGTAGCCATCTAAATAGTATCAGGTAGATACTACATTACTTTTGAGAACAAATCCAACTCCTGGTATAAATTCATACTCACTCATAAGTCCAGCAACTTCTTTTGTAACTTCTTGTTTCTTTTCTTTTTCTCCTATAGTTTTAGCTTCTCCATCCGTAGCTTGTTGACCTGATGGTTCATCTCTAGTTTCATCAGGAGTTCCAGGTGCTTTATCTGCAATCTCACTAAGACTATCTACTAAACCACTAGCTGTTTCATTTACTCCAGAACTAACACCACCAAATACATCAGTTATTCCACCAAATACATCTCCAATTCCTGCCATTTCTGCTGTTGTCTGTCTACCAGTTGCAGAGTTTACAACATCACCCATAGCTATTGCAGCTGCTATTGCAGGACTTATAGCACTCATTAATCCTGCTGCTATACCAACACCTTGAGTTATACCAGGATTTTGTGTTTGAAATCCTTGTTCTGTTAAAGAATTTAAACCCATTTGTGCATTTGTAGGATTATTAGCGTGTCTAGCTTCTGCTATATCATCTATTGCTCCAGCTTTATCTTTTGCTTTTCCAACTGCTTGCATCGCAGCTAAAGAATTAAATACACCATATTGTCTAGCTTGGGCTATTTCTGCATTACTTAATCCTTCTGTTGCTTTATCATACGCTGCAGAATACTCGCGTGATTTTTCAAATCCTTCTATATTTGCAGCTGCTACATCTTGGGGAGTGCTTATTCCTTGTGGGCCAACTCCTGTAACACCACCAAAAGGATCTACTCCACCAAAAGGATCTGTTGTTTCAGCCATATTTTCAGTTTCTTCACTACCTGTATCATCTTGTCCTTGATCTGGTGAGTCTGGATCATCAGAGGTATCATCAGCACCACTAACTCCCCCTACAGCTAACATCTTAGGTTCTGGACACATCATACCTTTAGGTGATGCACTAGCTATAATTAATGTAGCACCTTCTTCCATATCATCTGGAGATTCTACATCACCATTCTTTTTAACTTTAGGCATTTCATCATCATCATCTTCAGGCTTACCGTTTTCATCTACATTTTCTACAAAGCCTAAATCAGCCATTTGTTGTATCTCATCTAATACTGCCTGATGCATTTCAGTAATGTTTTTAAGACCTAAATAATTTACAACATTAGCAGGTAGCACGTATTCACCTTCAGATAACATAGCAGGTATATCATCAGCTACTTGTTCTGGTGTAGCTCCTGGTGGAGGATCGGATGCATCATCTTCTTTGTCATCATCTACAAAGTCTGCCTCTACCTCACCACCATCTTTTAATAGTTTTTCGGGACTACCATCATGGGGTTTTTCAATATCCATATCTTCTCCTACAGGATCTTTTGGTTCTTCTTTTTCGGGTTCTTCTGCTTCTTCTTCTAATGGTCTATCGTCATCAGCACTAAGACTTTTAGAGTTAAACAGATTAGCTATAAATTCTCCTACATCTATTGAGCCTTCTACATCTCTAGGAGGTAGATCTTTTTCTGTTGAGGGTTCTGAAAGAGAAGTTTCTATTTCTTCAGTAGTTAAGGTCATATCTTCTACTACAGGTTCTTCTGTTGGTTCTTCTACTTTTTCTTCTTCAAGCATTCTTTCAGTCTGATCAGAGGATGCAATACGAGGGTTTTCTTTAGACATAGGAGGATTGTAAAATTGATTTAATTTTGATTTTACATTTTTATCTGCTTCTTCTACTTCCATTTCAGGTGTAACTTGATCTAATCTAGTAAAAATACTATCTGCCCACTCTTTAATATTTTTACCTGCATAATTATTTATATTTGTTTTTCTTTGATTTAACTGTTTACCTTTTTCTCCTGGATTAACTGCTTTATATGCAGAAGTAAAGCTATCAAAATTTTCTATGCCTTTATTATTTACAGGAGATTTTTTTATCCAAGATGCATAAATTTGTGCTGCTATTTTTGGATCAGCTGCAAGATCAGGAGATTCTACTAAATCAATTCCTAGTCTATCTCCCATCATCTTATAATTATCTTTACCAGTTAAATGAACAAATCCTCTACCTCTATAATCATAGCCATCATTAGGTGCAGTATTACCTAATTTATTGCCATAAGCTGCATTGGCAAAATCTTTAGGATTATTTAAAAGTTTTTTTATTTCTGCATTTGATTTTTTATTTATTTCATCTATTCCTGCATTTTTTGCATTAGCAACAGTACTATAATTTAAATTTTCTTCTAAACTTTTAAAAAAAAGTGTTTCGTGATATGCTGTACCTAGTATATTTTTTAATCTTTCAGGAGAAATGTCTTTTGTAACTACACCTTCATCCATTAAAGATCGTAATAAAAAAGATCCTAAACCTGCAAATGATCTTGGGTCTGTATTAGCCATATTAAGTTCCTTTTAGTATTGTCTGTACTTCTACACGCATAGTTCGTAGCTTTCTTAGCATAGCAATAGCACCTTGCGCTCTGTACAGTTCTACTTCATCATCACTCTGCTCTAGTACACGTAAGGCATCATGCTTCTTACAGTCTAGGTACAAATTAAATAACTCTTCAAAATCTGGTGTATTGACTAACGGTAAAATGTCTCTAGCAGTTTTAACGTCAAGCATTACCACCACCTCCTTGCTGGAGCATAGCCATTAGTTCTGGTGGTATTTGTTGCCCTCCACCTTGAGGTGCTTGTGCCTGTTGTTGTTGCTGTTGTGTTCCTGCATTAGGTCCACCGCCTGTAGCAAATCCTTGTTCTCCTGGTGCTGGTGCTTGACCAGTTCCTATATTACCACCACCTGCACCTGTAGGATCTTGAGCAGGAGCTTGTTCTTGTTGTTGCTGTTGCATCTGTTGCAGTAATATAGCCTGTCTAAATGCCTCTTCAGGATTGTTTGTTACTTTATCTACATCCAGATCCATAGTTGCTGCTATCTCACGCATGATGTATGGAAACTTAGCAAATGGTGCTAGTACAGGACTGCTTGCAATCTGTAAGAAACTAATAAGACGTTGGGATCTAACTTCATTCTTCATAAAGCTTTCAGTGCCTCTAGCTCTTACTTCTAGATCACCACGTATCTCTGGATCAAAATCAAACTGCATATTAAATGCAAACAATGACTCACCTATTGGACGTAACATATAATCATCCATGTTTTTAATCACTGTACGGATAGCATTACTGGCTGCACCCATCAACATAGATATACCTGATGCAGTTCTACCTGTACCCTGCACACCAGTTTGTCCATATGAGTATGATGGTAATCCTGATGACTCATCTGATAATACTCTTGCTTTATCAAACAACATCATATTTTCACTTGACACGTTTGGAAACTTAGTACCAAATATAGCCTGACCTGGCGCACCACCTTGTCTTCTAAAGATTTTACCAGGATATACTGTAAGATCCTGACCAGGTGCTAAGTTTGTTTCATCTACTTCAATCAATAGATTACCAGATAAGATAGCATTGTCAACTGCTAATCTCATAAAACCGTTCATTAATGTTTGGGTATCATCCATGTTCTCTGCTAGACCTACACCAAAGAAGCTATATGGGTTGATTTCATATGGACTAGCAACATAAGGAATACGTTTAGGTACAAATGGATTAATGACTAGACGTATAACTTTATTGTTACACACCCAGCAGTTAATCTGTATCTCATCATCTGGATGATCATCTATTTCTAGATCTTGTTCTTTTATTATCTCTTTATCTACTGTACCCCAGAACTCTAATACTTCAAAGCGTTCTACATCACCACCTTCACCAGCAAACCCATCACCACCAAAGTCTGAAGAAGTATCATTGTCTTCTAAGTTATCTTCCCACCACTCTCTAGAATAGTCTTCACCATCTTTAATAGCATCTTCTATCGCTTTACTTCTAAAGTATGGACGTTTTTTTAACGCTCTAAGTTGTGAACGTGTAAGCTTGTGACGCTCTACTACATATGTAGCATCTTCCATATTGTGTGCATCTGGATCAGGATAGAAATCCCAAACAGATACGTGTTCTACTTTAGGTACTGTTTTAACTATTGGATCGTACTTACCTTCATCATCCCAGTTAGGATACTCTTTGTCTAAAGCAAATGGACCTTTCATTACAGCAGTACCAAACAGCACACACTCAAAGCAGGAGAACCTAAGATGTTTAGTTGCAGCAGATTCTTCTAACTGATCACGTATCTTCTTCTCCATCTTCTTGGCTGCAACCATAGCAGGATGAAATGTAATTGAAGATTGTGTTTGTCCTGGTCCTTCTTTAAGACCCTCTAGCTCTCCTAGCTCTTCTTCTAGTGGACCTAAACTATCTTTTAATACGCTAGATGTTTGACCTGGCTCTAAGTCATTACCGTCACCAGGAAAACCATAAACGTCCTGAAACTGTTCCATCATTTTGTTTTGTTCTTGTTCTTTAGGATCTATGTGTACAGTATCAGCTACACCTTCTGGTAATGCTGTTGGCTCTACACCAATAGGAAATCTATTCTGACTAAATAGAACATCTATAATCTGACCATAGGCAGCTAGTACTTTTGTTTTAGTTACTTTAATAAATACTCTGGACTTCTCTGTTTCTGTAAATTGTACTTCAGGGCCATATACACCTCTGTAGTTTCTGTATGCCTGTATCCATCTTTCTTCATCAGAGTATCTTTTATTCTTTGCACGTTCAAATCTACCATTGACGTAGCTAACTATATTAGTATATGGAGTATCTTTTGTGTCATCTTCTAAAACTAGAATATCATTTTCTTCTGCCATTGTTTTTCCTTTTTGGCTGATTACGTCTATTAGTGGATCGTGTCACAACTTTTAAATTCATCTTACGGTTATCCAGTGGATTACCATTTACGTGATGTACCTCTGATCCTTTGGGAACACCTACTGTTTTCTTCATAATTCTATTGGCTCTATTTCTAGAAGCCCTTTTAGCTTTTGCTAAACTACCACCTGCCTTATGTTCTTTTTTATAATTTCTAGGTTTTTTCATATTAATACCAATGACTATATACAAACACTCCAATGATAAGTACTAATCCAACTATCATTGCAATGTAAGGCCAAAACATCTAATACCCAAACGTAGAATCCGATGCTTGGTAACGATGTTTGGGTGTATTCTCATACGCTACCCTTATATTAGTGGGTCTAGACATTATCATATACCTTAGTGCATCATATAAGTGATCTTCAGATTTAGTATCTACATCTTCAGGGTTTCTAGCATCCACTGGTAATGCTGCTATCTGACTGATCAAGTTCTTACAATTCTTTAATATCTTTAACTTAGGCTCATCAGTGTCTTCATCAATCATTAATCTCTTATGCAACTCTATTTTACCTGCAACTCTAGATCCTGGTGATCTATCTGATGGTCTAAATCTACATCCTTCTCTATTCATAGTCTCTGCTATTGATGGACCTACATCACCTCTCTTAGCCCAACATGAACTATCTAGTAATGCATCCTGTATTCTACCATCGTCAGCTTCTACTTCCATAATCATCTGACCTAATCTATCTGCT